ATCTAGACCTTGGCGATGCTATTGAAGAAGCCTTTGAAAGAGCAGGTCTAGAATTGCGTAGTGGTTATGACTATAGAACCGCTAGACGAAGCATTAATTTACTGATGCTTGAGTGGCAGAACAGAGGGTTAAACCTTTGGACTGTAAGAGAAGGAACTCAGGCGTTAACAGCAAGCGATGGCTCATATCCTTTAGATGGACAGGTTTTTGATATTATTGAAGCTTTTGTAAGGACGAATACTGGAAACTCTAGCAACCAGTTTGATCAAACATTAACCAGTATATCTATAAGCCAGTACGCGCATCTTGCTAACAAGTTAACAGAAGGGAAGCCTTTGCAGTATTTCCTTGAGAAAAGCCCTAGTGGGGTTACTGTTAACTTATGGCCTGTACCTGACAGCAGAGATACATACACTCTGGTTTATTATTACCTAGAAAGAGTAGAGGACACAGGATCACCTGCTTCAAATAACATGGATGTCCCTATGCGATTTCTTCCGTGTTTGGTTGCAGGTCTTGCTTATCAGCTTAGTGTTAAGTACACAGAGTCTAATGCAAAAGCTCCGCTACTTAAGGTTGAGTACGAAGAGCAGTGGAACCTTGCCGCAGACGCTGACAGAGAAAAAGCATCACTTAGAATATCTCCCGGAGGATACTCATTTTGACCGCCTCTAGAGGGAAGAGAGCCTTTGGCTTTTGCGATAGAACAGGGTTTCGCTACAAGCTAACAGACTTGGTTCCACAAATTGAAAATCAAAGGCCAACTGGATTACTGGTTGGCAGAGATGTTGTAGATGTTGATCAACCCCAACTACAGCTTGGTAGGATTGCCTTTACAGACAATGAAGCATTAAGAAACCCAAGGCCAGATAGAGCCTTAGATGAAAGCAGAGCGTTATTTGCGTTTAACCCTGTTGGTGGCGGAGTTACTGAGCTAGGAAGCTTTACCGTTGGCCTAGATATACAGGGCAATTTAGGAGAAATTAAGGTGGTAATAAGCTAATGGCATTTACATACACCACGCTAAAACAGACAATACAGGACTATTTAGAGACTACAGAGACTACCTTTGTATCTAACCTTCCTAATATTATTACACAAGCTGAAGAGCGAATTCTTAAAGAGGTTCAGCTTCCTGACTTTAGAAAAAACGTAACAGGCTCTTTAAGTTCTGATAATGAGTACCTGTCTACGCCAACTGATTACTTGGCAATTTATTCTCTAGCAGTAGATAACAGCGGTTATGAATATCTATTAAACAAAGACGTTAACTTTATTAGAGAGGCCTACCCTGTATCAACAGTAACAGGTGTCCCTAAGTATTATGCTTTGTTTAACGAAAGTACAATTATAGTAGCTCCAACTCCAAGCTCATCTTTTGATGTTGAGTTGCATTACTTTTATAGGCCAGAGTCAATCACTGTAGCGGCTTCAGGAACAAGTTGGCTAGGTGACAATGCCGAGAATGCTTTGTTGTACGGCTCCCTAGTTGAGTCGTATACTTTCCTTAAGGGCGATGCTGACTTGCTACAACTTTACATGTCTCAGTACGCTGACGCTGTTAGTCGGCTAAAAACTCTGGGAGAGGGCTACGGAACTACGGACAGTTATAGGTCTGGCGCAGTACGTCAAAGGAGAAGCTAGGTATGATTGAAGTAGGCATGGCTCAAGCAGGTGTTGTTAGCGTTGTTACATCAGAAAACAAAGGTCTTGATGCGAGTCATTGGGCTGACAGGGCAACAAGTAGAATTGTTTCAGTGGGTGGAAGTTGCCACCCTGCAATTAAAGACCAAGCAGAAGCATTTAAGGATCAAGTACAGAAAGTTGTAATGTTCTACATGGAACAAGCAATAAAAAGCGACAGAACAACACTTGTCGCTCTACTTGAACAAAACCAACATAAAGATGTAGCAGAAATTATTAGGAGATTATAATGGCAATTTCGCAAGCAATGTGTACTTCGTTTAAAAAAGAACTGATGGAAGGAACGCATAACTTTCTAGCATCAGGCGGCAATTCGTTTAAGTTAGCCTTGTATACAAGCTCGGCCACTATGGGCGCGACAACAACAGCTTACTCCAGTACAAATGAAGCAAGCGGCACTAACTATACTGCCACAGGTTCAGCTTTAACTAATATTAACCCAACAACGTCAGGGACAACTGCATTTACTGACTTTGCTGACTTAACCTTTAGCAATGCGACTATTACAGCAAATGGCTGTCTTATATATAACGACACCAACAGCGACAAGGCAGTTTGCGTCTTAGCCTTTGGTGGAGATAAAACGTCTACAGCAGGAGATTTTACAATACAGTTCCCAACAGCAGATGCATCTAACGCAATTATTAGAATAGCCTAGTAACTAATGGCTATTGTAAATGGTTTTGGCAGAGGCGAGTGGGGGCAACTCACTTGGGGCGAGCCAATACCTGTTGTCGTTACTGGCGTTGCAGGAACCTCTGCTCTTGGCAGTGAAAGTGTAGTAGCAGAAGCTAATGTTGCGGTTACGGGGATTGCAGGAACAACGGCCCTCGGTAATGAGACTGTACAAGCAAATGCTGATGTAGGTGTTACTAATAATCTAGCAACAACCGCGCTTGGAAACGAGACTGTACAAGCTGAAGCCAATGTAGGTGTTACTAACAACCTAGCAACAACAGGTCTGGGTAGCGTAGCTATTGATGCAAAGGCTACTGTAGCAGTCACCAACAACCTAGCAACAACGGCCATAGGAACTGTAGCGGTTCAAGGCTTTGCGGTTGTAGGGGTATCTGCTGTTGCCTCTACTATAGGTCTTGGTGACGAGACCTTAATAACAAATAACAACTTATCGGTTTCTGGATTTGAAGCCACGGTAAGCGAAGGGACTGTTGATACTGATGCTAAGGCGGTAGTATATGCTACAGGCATTCAGGGAGAAGCATTATTAAAATCAGTGCAAGTTTGGGGCTTAGTCAACACAGGCCAGACTCCGAATTACGCAACAATTAGCGGCAGTCAAACTCCAAATTACACAATAATTAGCGGTAGTCAAACTCCCAACTGGGAAGAGGTAGCTTAAATGGCAACATACGTCAATAACCTAAGACTTAAGGAAATTGCAACAGGCGATTCCGCAGGTACTTGGGGAACAGAAACCAACACAAACCTTGAGATGATTGGTCAAGCATTCGGTTACGGCACAAGAGCCATAGCAAACGCCTCTACTGACAACATAACTCAAGCCGATGGCACACTAGATGCAGACCGATCAATGTATCTTAAGCTTACTGGTGGTGGACAAGCCTGCACTATAAGCCTTTTGCCAAATACCTCTTCCAAAATGTACATCATGGAAAACGCTACCTCTTACACCCTCACATTTTCACAGGGTAGTGGCGCTAACGTAGCAATCCTTGCGGGAGAAGTTAAGGTAATTGCAGGCGATGGTCTGGGTTCAGGTGCTGTTGTTTATGACTTGTTAACTGATGTAAACCTAGCAGGCACTACTACAGTTGCCAGTCTTACCGTAACAGGCGATATAGACGTAGACGGCACATCGAACCTAGATGTCATTGACGTAGACGGTGCAGCAAACTTTGCAGCCGATGTAACATTTGCAGATGGCGCAGATATAATCACGGCTTCAGCAGGAACCTCTAACTTTAGAGCAGGTGTCAACGCAGGTAACAGCATTGAAAGCGGTGGTAACTACAATGTGGTCGTGGGCGATGAAGCAGGTACTGCGCTTACCACGGGTGATAACAACACGTTAATAGGAATGAACGCGGGTGATGCGTTAACATCTGGAGATAATAATGTTGCTGTTGGACGTAATTCGCTTACAAGTGACACGTTAGGCGATAGAAATGTAGCGGTTGGAGCAGCGGCTTTATATGCTCAAAACTTCACATCTTCTACAGATTCTTACAACACCGCCGTTGGCTACAGCGCAGGTATATCAGTAACCACAGGCGTTAACAACACCCTCATCGGTGGTCTTGCAGGTGATGCGATTACCACTGGCGGTAGTAACGCTTCTGTCGGTAAGAACTCACTGACTGCTAACACAACCGGCAGTGCTAACGCGGCTTTTGGTGCAGACGCGCTAGGTTCAAACACCACCGCGTCCAACAACACAGCAGTTGGTACTAACTCTTTAAACGCTAACACCACAGGCTCTGAAAATGTTGCAGTCGGTAGGAATG